ATCTGATTCACTTCTTAGGTTCGTTAGGGTTAACTAACCCAGCATTAATTGTCTGGGAACTGGTGCCTTTCTCCTTTGTGTTAGACTGGTTCGTCCCAATAGGGACTTGGCTAGAAGCACTCGGCGCGAAACATCTTGGAATCTCCTATGTTGGAGGCTACATGACGACGTTCGCAAACGCGGACTTTACCGCCGAATTTTCGGACGGTGCCTACTTGGTGGGTACCCCTGAAACACTGTTAGTTAACTATCGATGCATGCAACGGTTACGTTATACCGTCATGCCACCAGCCGTCCCGTACATTAAGTCGGGATGGTCAACGTCACATCTCATCTCTGCTCTTGCACTTCTTAAATCAGCGACACAAAATTATTATCGCTAGGTGCAGTTCAAATGAGATTAACAAAGAGAAGGAAATGGCTAATGCCAGATCTTCAAAGCATCGCGGTCAACGACCGCGAAACCACTCCGATTACTCATACCTTCACCCCTCGCTCCAAAGAGAACGGAGTAGGGATTACAGGTGAGTCGTCGGGTGTCCCCGTAGGAGAGAACACTCTCTCTGTCTCTATGCGCAAGGTTGGGTCCAAATATAAGGGCCGCCTCCGCATTGTCATGCCTGTTGTCGTCACTCAGACGATTGACAGCGTCGATTCTCCATTGGTAACCCGCACTGCTTATGCAGACTTGCAGGTGACTTTTGACGAATCATCCAGTACTCAAGAACGGGATAATCTGATCGGCATGTTAGCCGACTCACTCGGGACTGCAAAGACCCTTGTAAACGATTCCCTGGTTGAACTGGAAGGGGTGTATTGATATGGGCAAGTTGCCCATATTGGTAAAACTCCTTTCTTACCTACGGAAACCCCGCCAGATTATTCTGGTGGCCGTAGGTGTTCTCTTCTTGCTAGGCTCTCTAATCGTTGAGAGTCAGCTGTCCGTTCAAGAAAACGAGTTTTTACTCGAGATCTATAATGGGTTAGTCGAAGAGTTTCAATTACCGTAGTATAGTCATCCATAAGGAGACAACTAAGATGAAACGCCAAAATAAACGCAGTAGTCAAACTGACTTCAGCGATTACCTACCGGAGCACATTGGAGTGTCCGTGTTAAAAGACCTATCGGCTGTGGTTGATACCATTCAGCACGAGAGTCCTAAGACGCGATATCTTGCCCAGCAATACCTTTCTAAGTATTGCGACGCAACGACGACACCTTCCGATGTTCGGCGTACGGCAGCCATCAATAAATGGTTGACCACCGAGAGACGGAATGCTGAGACTAATCACCGGCTAATGTTTGCTGGCGAACTGGATTTTGGCTGGACCACGTGGGTAAAACTGCGTGGAAAAGTTCGATCCATTATCTCGGACATTCTAGGTCCATTGCAGTATCCCGACGTTCTTATGTCTGGGATGCATACCAATGGCGCCTCAACTCGAATCAATCGCAGCGTAACTGCTGCGGCTGATAAATTTACCGGTAAAGCACACGGTAGCTCCACTGCACTTCACCACTGGCATGGATGTGTCAAAGACACAATCCTAGAAGACCAAGGGATTGAGCAGCGGGAGTCATCGAGTCTATTTACGGTTCCTAAGTCTACACATATCGACCGAGTGGCTTGTAAAGAGCCCGAAGTCAATATGTTCCTCCAGCGGAGCGTGGGTAACCACATCCGTCGGAACTTGAAACGGTTTGCGAAAATTGATCTAAACGATCAATCCCGTAACCGCGATCTGGCGAGGGTAGGTGTTGAGAAACACTTGGCCACTATAGATCTATCTTCCGCCTCCGACTCCATCTCTAGGCAGCTCGTAATTGAGTTGCTACCTTTTGAGTGGTGGTCTTTGTTAGAAGATATTCGAGTAAAAGAAACCATGGTTGATGGACAGATCCACCAATTGGAAATGTTCTCCTCTATGGGAAATGGGTTCACCTTTGAACTTGAGAGTCTTTTGTTTTTCGCGATAACGCGGGCGACATGTTGGCTCTCAGGTATACGAGGCACCATTTCTGTTTACGGTGATGACATAATAGCCCCTAATAGGGTTGTTCCCCGTCTTCAGCGCATATTCTTCTTCTTCGGTTTCTTACTTAATACCGAGAAGAGCGCTTGGACGGGTTGCTTTCGCGAATCTTGCGGAGGCCATTACTGGGACGGTGTAGATATCACTCCTTTCTTTGTGAGAGGTCCAATACGAAAGCAGTCGGACCTTATTCGGTTGCTTAACCAGATCCTTGAATGGGACGGGCGCGGCTGGGGGTTTATCGTTACCCCTGAAGTCGCGTCGTTCCACCGGAAATGGCGTAATTTGATCCCGCAGTCCCTTTGGGGCGGCCAATCTGTCGATTCTATTGACAGTGTGGTCACCGGCGATGATCCTCGTATGAGGATCATGCACCGTAAGGTGCAGGTCAAAATGGTTAACACACTTACATTAATTTGGTGGTTAACCTCTGGTAGACTAGCTACGCAACGCCATGTAAATGGCGTGCTAATAGATTCTTTGGTCTCTTCTGACCCGAGGATCCCGCTAGTGAGTGATCCAGCAAACGAAGGTCGCCCCTTTCTTGGCGATCAACCTAGCTGGC